CGGATCGTGCTGTTCGATGAGGTCGATGGCTATCCGCCTTCGGCTGGATCTGAGGGTGACCAGATCAAGCTGGGCATCAGGCGTACTGAGTACTACTGGAACCGGAAGATCGTTTCCGGTTCTACTCCGACGGTGAAGGACTTCAGTCGGATCGAGAAGATGTACAACCAGTCGGACATGAGGCGGTACTTCGTCCCATGCCCGGACTGTGGTCATATGCAGTATCTGCGGTGGTCAAACATTCGTTGGTTTGACGACGATCCGTCGACAGCTTCTTACTGCTGCGAAAAGTGTGGAGTGATGATCCCGCACGCCAAGAAGCGGTGGATGGTTGAGCGTGGTGAGTGGCGCGGCACTGGCCCTTTTAATGGCAAGCATGCTGGCTTTCATATCTGGGCGGCGTACAGCTATAGCCCGAATGCAGCGTGGTCGAATTTGGTCGAGGAGTTTTTAGATGCAAAGCACGATGCAGAGCAACTGAAAACTTGGGTCAACACGATCCTTGGAGAGGTTTGGGAGGACGAGTACGCAAGCAAAATCAGCGGTGAATCGCTGTTGCAGCGTGCTGCTGAAGAGAAATACAAGCAGGCATCACCACCGGCCGAAGTTTTGTTGCTTACCTGCGGCTGTGACTGTCAGGACGACAGATTGAGTTTGTCGGTGTGGGGATGGGCCAGAGATGAAGAGGCTTATTTGGTTGATCGAGTGGTTCTTTAT